CACATTCGGAGATTTTTTTTCGATGGAACCGAATTTTGACCTGTTCGGTCATCCGGTTCGTGAGGGCTTCGGCAGTCGCGGCCGGCCACCGTACGAGCCGACCGAAAAAGATCGCAACAAAGTCAAGCTGTTGATGGCCTTGGGCTGGGTCAACAGCCGGATCGCCAATGCGATCGGCGTCTCGCCGGCGACTTTGAAGCGGTATTTTAGAGCCGACATGAAGGAACGCGATGCCATGCGCGATCGGCTTGACGCTCGTCGCTTCGAGATCGCGTTCGAGCAGGCGAACGCCGGCAACGTCACCGCCTTGCGCGAGCTCGGCGCCATGATCGACCGCAACGATCGCATGACGATCGAGGCTTCCATGGGCAAGGGCAGCGATCGCGACGCGCCCGCATCCAGCGACAGGCTCGGCAAGAAGAAGATCGACGAGCAGCGCGCTCATGCCGCCGATGCTGACCTGATGGCCGAGCTCGAAAGCGAAGCGGCACAGAATGCTCGCCACTGAGACGTCGCCGCGGTTCGCTTGCCCTGATTGGTGGGAGCGCATCAAGGCCGGGCAGACGCCGATGGCCGATGTGCCGCTCAATCAGGCGAAAGCAGCCAAGGCGCTGGCGTTCTTCAACCGGCTCAAACTGCCGGATGTGCCGGGTAACCCGTCTCTGGCGGATGCATGCGGCGAGTGGTTCCGAGAAATCCTGTGCGCATTCCTGGCCAGCGAGGATCCGGAGACCAAGCAGCGCCTCGTGTGGGAGCTGCTCTGCATGGTGCCGAAGAAGAACTCGAAGACGACTTACGTCGCCGCGCTCGGTCTGACTGCGCTGTTCATGGAGGAAGCGCCGAACAGGCAGATGCTGATCGTCGCGCCGAGCCAGAACATCTCGGAACGGTGCTTCGACCAGGCGCAGGGGATGATCAGGCTAGATCCTCGGCTCGACGCCATCTTCAAGGTGCAGGATCACCTGAAATGCATCGAGCGCCGCAAGACCGGCACGCAGCTCGACGTCAAGTCCTTCGACACCTCGATCGTCACCGGCGAAATCCCGATACTGACGATCATCGACGAGGTGCATGAGCTGGGCAAGAAGAAAGGCGCCGCCGCCGTCATGCAGCAGATACGCGGCGGCGGCATCACCATGCAGGGCGGCCAGTTGCTGATGATCACGACGCAGTCCGACGAACAGCCGGCCGGCATCTGGAAGACCGAGCTCGACAAGGCACGCAAGATCCGTGACGGCAAGGGCGGCGAAGCGCCGATCCTGCTGCCGGTGCTTTATGAATTCCCGGCCGACAAGCAGCGCGACCAGGCGTTTTGGCGCGATCAGCGCAACTGGCGCTACCTGCTGCCGAACATCGGTCGCTCGATCGATCCGCAGCGCCTGGTCGCGGACTATGAGAACAACGGTCGTGCGACGCAGGAAGCCGAGCAGATATGGCTATCCCAGCATCTCAACATCGAGATCGGCGTCGGCTTCGGCGATGATGGATGGCGGGGCGCCGATTACTGGGAAGACCGTGGCGATCCGTCGCTTACGCTGGAATCGCTGCTTGCCCGTTCGGAAGTCGCCGTGGTGGGCGCCGACGGCGGCGGCCTCGACGATCTGTTCGGCATATGCGTCATTGGTCGCGAGAAGATCACCCGCCGCTGGCTGGTCTGGACCCATGCCTTCGCGCATCCGAAGGTTCTCGAGGTGCGCAAGGAAATCGCGCCGCGGTTGCTGGACTTCGAGGCTGATGGCGATCTCACTATCTGCGAGGTTTCAGCCTACATCGCCCGCATTGCAGAAATTGCCGCGCAGGTGCGCGACGCCGGCCTGATGCCGGAAAAGAACGCGGTCGGCTTCGACCCAAACAATATCGCTGCATTCGTCGATGCGCTGGCTCTGCAGAAAATCGACGGCTTGATGCTTCATCGGCTGCGCCAGGGCCCTGCCCTGTCGCCGGCCTTATGGGGTCTTGAGCACAAGCTGAGCGACGACACGATCAGCCACGACGGCTCGGCGATGATGGCTTGGTCGGTCGGCAACGTGAAGATCGAGGTCAAGGGCAACGGCAACATGGCCACCAAGCAGGCGGCCGGCCGCACCAAGATCGACCCGGTGATCGCCATGCTATGCGCGGCGATCCTGATGAGCTGGAACCCCGAAGCGTCGCCCGATGGCAACATGGGCGACTACTTCAAATCCCTGGCAGGTGCCGCTTGAAGCTGTTTCGCAAGATGGCCGACATGGTGGTTCGCGCTTTGACGGTGCGGGAGCCGGACGGCTGGTTTCCTGCCGGACAGACCGGCGACGCCGGAGAGCCCGTCACAACGCACAGCGCCCTTGCCCTGTCGGCGGTGTGGGCGTGCGTCAATCTGATCTCCGGCACGATCTCTTCGCTGCCGTTGATGGTCTACCGGGCGGCGGCAGACGGCACCCGCACGGTCGCCAAGGACCATCCCCTGTATCGCGTCCTGCATGACAGCCCGAATTTCGACCAGACGGCGGTCGACTTCTGGGATTTCGTCTGCGCGACGCTCGAATTGCATGGCGACGGGATTGCGCGCATCGTTCCCGGATCCGGGCATTTCGTCGGCGGCCTAGTCCCCGTGCGTCCCGACATCGTCTCCCGGCGCCGCATGTCCAGCGGTGTCATCGAATATCGCTGGTCTCAAGATGGCCGCTCCTATGTCGAGACCGATGCGACCATGTTGCACATCCGCGGTCCTGGCGGCGATCCCCTCGGCGGCATGTCGACGTTGCATTTCGGTCGACATGCCTTCTCGCTCGCCCGTGCGACGGACAAGGCTGCCGGCAAGACCTTCGCCAATGGGTTGCGTCCCTCGGGAGGTCTGAAGTTCGACAAGTGGTTGAGCACTGAACAGCGCAATATCGCCCGGTCAGAGATCGCCGACAAGATCGGCGCCGACAATGCCGGCAAGCCGATCATCCTTGAGGGTGGCACCGATTGGGTGAATTTCACCCTCAAGCCGGAAGACGCGCAGATGCTCGAATCGCGCGCCTTCTCGGTCGAGGAAATCTGTCGCTTCTTCGGCGTGCCGCCGGTCATGATCGGCCATACGTCGAAGACGACGAGTTGGCCGACCGGTGTCGAGCAGCAGGGCCTGATCCTGCAGAAGTTCACGCTGCGCCGCCGGCTGAAGCGCATCGAGCAGGCCCTCGAAAAGCAGTTGCTGACGCCGCAGGACAGGGTCGCCGGCATTTCGATCGAGTTCAACATCGAAGGTCTGTTGCGCGCCGACAGCGCCGGTCGGTCTGCCTTCTACAAGGACATGACCTCGATCGGCGCCATGACCATCAATGAAGTGCGCATGCGCGAGAACATGCCCAAGGTCGAAGGCGGAGATGTGCCTCGCATGCAAATGCAGAACATCCCGATCACGGCCAATCCGGCTGACCAACAGAACCTGATCGGAGGTCCGAAATGAAGACGAAGGATTTCGCCCTGCAGGTCAAGGACCTGTCGGATGACGGCACATTCGAGGGTTATGGTTCGATCTTCGGCAACGTTGATTCCTACGGCGAAAAGGTCATGCCGGGCGCTTTCGTGGAGAGCCTGGCGCGTCACAAGCGTGAAGGCAGCAACGTCCTCATGCTGTGGAACCACGATGCGCATCAGCCGATCGGCGTGTGGGAAGACCTGGCGGAAGACGCGAAAGGCCTGTGGGGTAAGGGTAGGTTCCTTCTCGACATCCAGCGTGCCCGCGAGGTGCACACGCTTGCCAAGAACAAGGCGATCGGCGGCTTGTCGATCGGATATCGCGAGGAAGACACCGACCAGGATGGAGCGGTGCGCCTGCTGAAAAAGCTGAACCTCTACGAGATCAGCCCTGTCACGTTCCCGGCAAACCGCCGTGCGCGTATCGAGGCTGTCAAATCCGAACGCATGGACGAGTTCGCCCGTCGCATCCGCGATGGCGAGCCTCCGCCAGTCAAAGAATTCGAGGACATCCTGCGTGAGGCAGGCGTCCCCAAAGCCATGGCCGTGCAGATCGCCTCTGTCGGCTATGCGAAAGCCATTCGGAGCGAGTCCGAGGGCAGCAAGGCGAAAGAACCGGCCGCTTTCCTGCAGGCGCTCCTGCGCGGCTGATTACTCACCAACTGTTCAAAGGACATCGCTATGAAAATGAATATCGCCACGATGCTGGCGGTAGCGACCATCGCTGCGCTCGGCATTCTCACCGCCGGATCCGCGCACGCCGCCTTCGGCGTCGTCGATCCTTCCGCTCTCGCCACCCTTGCGCCCTTCGCCGCGGTGGGCGCCGGCGGCATCGCCCGCCTTGCGGCCTCGACCATCGGTCCGCGCATCTTCTTCGACAAGCCGTCCGACGGCACGGGGGGCGATGCCATCGACGTCGAAAAACTGGCCAAGGAGGTCAAGGAGAAGTTCCAGAAGGCCCTCGACGACGTCAAGGAGATCGCGGAGAACGCGCTCGGCAAGGCCAAGTCCGGCGAGGACCTGTCGAAAGACACGAAGTCGAAGGCCGACGAAGCCCTGACCAAGATGAACGGCCTTAGCGAGCAGCTGTCGACACTGGAACAGAAGCTCGCCCGCGTCGGCGGCGGCAATGACGACGACAAGCCGAAATCCTTCGGTGAGCAGTTCGTCGACAATGAGGACGTCAAGACCTGGATTTCCGGCCGGCCGTCCAAAGGCAAGACCGATCTGCGCATCAAGGCCACGCTGACTTCGGCCACGACCGATGCCGCCGGTTCGGTGGGTGATGCCATCGCGAACACCCGTCTGCCTGGCATCCTGCCGCTGCCGCAGCGCCGGCTGACCGTCCGCGACCTGATTTCGACCGGTCGCATGGACGGGAACACGCTGGAATATGTGAAGGAGACCGGCTTCACCAACAATGCCGGCATGGTGGCGGAAGGCGCTTCCAAGCCGTCTTCGGACATCAAGCTCGACCTGATGACGACCTCGGCCAAGGTCATCGCGCACTGGATGAAGGCTTCGCGCCAGGTGCTCGACGACATTTCGCAGCTGCGTTCGATGATCGACCAGCGTCTGATCTACGGTCTCGCCTATAAAGAGGAATCGCAGATCCTGAATGGTGACAACACCGGCCAGAACCTGAATGGCATCATCCCGCAGGCGACCGGCTATTCCGCGCCGATCGCGCTCGCCGATCAGACCATGATCGACGTTCTGCGCCTGGCGATGCTGCAGGCGGCGCTCGCCGAGTATCCCGCAACCGGCCACGTCCTGCATCCGACCGACTGGACCTATATCGAGACCACCAAGGACGATATCGGCCGCTACATCATCGGCAATCCGCAGGGCTCGGTTTCCCCCACGCTCTGGGGTCTGCCGGTCGTAGCCACCCAGTCGATGACGGTACGCAAGTTCCTGACTGGCGCTTTCAAGCTCGGGGCCCAGATCTTCGACCGCTGGGACGCGCGTGTCGAGGCTGGCTTTGAGAATGACGACTTCACCAAGAACCTCGTCACCATCCTCGCCGAAGAACGCGTCGCGCTCGCAGTATATCGCCCGGAAGCCTTCATCTACGGCGATTTCGACACCGCCCTGGCATCGTAACGAGTTCGGCTGATCAAGGCGGGCGGCTTCACGCCGCCCGCTCTATCAACCGAAGGAGGTCGTCATGACTGAGAAGCTGCAATGGAAAGTCCTGCGGGGCCATGAAGGCGACCGCATCTACAAGGAAGGCGAGACCCGCGAGGGCACCCGAGCCGAGCTCGGCCACCTCGAGGGCAAGACGCTGGAACTGATCGGGCCGGTGAATGCTGAAAAGGCCGAGCCGGCGCCGAAGAACAAGGCCGAGGCGTCCGCGCCCGTGAACAAGGCCGCGAAACGGCGGAAGTAATCCGTCGGCACCAGGCGCCCTTCTCTTAAGGGTTGCCACAACTCCCGAGAGGAAAAACACCATGCGTCGCTACAAGGTAGCCATCACCACTGCCGCCGACGGCAGTGCCACGGCCTATACGCCGCGGCTGTCCGGCAAGCTTCATAGTATCCAGTATGTGAAGACGGATTTCGCCGATGGCGTCGACTTGACCATCACATCGGAAGCGACTGGCGAAAGCATTCTCGCCAAGAGCGATGTCAACGCCTCGGCCGTGTTCTATCCTCGCGCGCCGACGCATACGCAGGTCGGCGCCGCCGCGCTGTTCGCGACAGGCGGGACTGCCGTGCAGGACAAGATTGGCCTCGGCAACGACCGCGTGAAGATCGTTGTCGCCAGCGGCGGCAATGCCAAGTCCGGTGCCATCCACGTGATGGTCGACTGATCATGCTCGCACCTGTCCGCATCGAGGATCCGGAAGAAACGCCAGTCTCGCTCGACGACGTGAAGCTGCATTGTCGCGTCGATTTCGACGATGACGACGTGCTTCTGGAAGCGTTCCTCGATGCGGCTACCGCGCATCTCGAAAAGCTGCTCGATATCGCCTTGGTTACCCAGACCTGGCGTCAGTACTTCGACAGCTTCAAATGCCTGCGCCTGGTCAAGGGCCGCGCACAGTCGGACGGCTTAATCGCGGAGTATTGGGACAGCTCGAATGCCGAGCAAACGCTGCCCGGCGCGACTTACCGCATGCTCGTCGACAGTGCCGGCGCCTATGTAGCGATCGCGCCCGGCGCGATCTGGCCTACCGTATATTGCCGTCCAGATGCGGTTTCGGTCTCCTACATCGCTGGTACCGCTCCGGAGGACGTGCCGGCGGCCTTGAAGGCGGCGATCCTTCTGCATGTCGCTCATCTCTACCATAACCGCGAGGCGGTCACCGTCGACGCGGTCTCGAATTTCCTGCCGCTCGGCTACGAGGCCTTGATCTGGCCCTTCAAGAAGCCGGGCCTGTAGCTCGCCCATCCCTTAACGGAGATTGCCATGACCGACCTCTCCATCACCGCCGCCAGCGTCGTCGCTGGCGCGAATGCCGTCACCGATAGCGCGTCAGCCGGAGAAGCCATCACCGCCGGCCAGCAGGTCTATCTCAACAGCACGTCGAAGAAGCTGATGAAGGCCGATTCGAACGCCGCTTCCGCCGAAGCCCGCAAGGCGATCGGCACCGCCTTGAACGGCGCTGCGCTCGACCAGCCGGTCAAGTTCCAGAAGGGCGGCGACATCACGATCGGCGCGGTGCTGACGCCAGGCGTCGCCTATTACCTGTCGGATACGCCTGGCGGCATCTGCCCGGTCGCGGACATCGGCACGGGGGAATACGTGCAGCTCGTCGGGCTTGCCAAGTCCGCGTCGGTGCTCGGCCTCGATTACCAGTATACCGGCGTCGCGAATTGATGTGGGTCCGCTTCACGGCTGACTTCGACTTCTCGCCGGCCGCATTCGGCGGCCGGAGCACTATCGCCTACAAAGCGGGCATGGAGTTGAACGTCACCCGCGAATGCGCCGCGGCGGCCAAGGCTGCCGGCAAGGCCGTCGCCGGCCGCAAGCCGCGCAAGGATGCCCCTTTCGAGGAAACGAGCGATGCCGAAGCCGACGGCCGGTGACCTGTTCTATAGCGTCGCCTTCGAGAAGAAGGGAACGGCGTCCGACAGTGCCGGCGGCACCACGACGTCGTTTACCGAGCAGTTCGCGTGCCGCGCCAGCTTTGTGCATCTGCGCGGCGGGGAGAGCGTGCAGGCGGCTCGCTTGGAAGGCCAGCATCCGCAGGTGATCAGTGTACGGGCGTCATCGCGGACGCGAGCCGTGACGACTGACTGGCGTATCCGAGACAAGCGGACCGGCGACATCTTTGCCATCCGCGATATAACCCCCGGGCTCGACCGGCAGTTCATCGATTTCCTCTGCCAGAAGGGCGTCGCGGCGTGAAAATCCAGAGGCTGGACCGCTTCAAGCGCAAGCTGCGCATGCTTTCGCCTGCGACGAAGGCAGAGATCGCGGTTGCGATTCAGAAGTCGGCTGATGAAATCACCGACCTCCAAAAGCGGCTTGCCCCGGTGCTTTCCGGCAATTTGAAGGGCTCTATCGGCAATCGTCCCGTGGAGGGCACGGAAAACCTTGCCGTCGAGCTTCATGCCGGCGGCGCGGCGACGACGAAGCCGGTCAGAAATGGGGCCAGCGCCACTTACGATTACGCCCTGGCCGACGAGTTTGGCACGTCAGACACCGCAGCGCAGCCCTTTTTCTACCCCGGCTTCCGGCTGGGCAAGAAGCGGGCGAAATCCCGCATCGCCCGTGCCGCGACCAAGGCCGCAAAGAAGGTGGCGCAGTCGTGATCGAAGACCAGGTCCAGCTTGCGCTGTTTGCCGCCGTGAACAACGCCACGGATGTCGGCGCGAACGTCTTCGACCAGGTGCCGGAAGAGAATCCGTTTCCGCGCATTACCATCGGCGACGAGCAGATCATCGACGACACCAACACATGCCAAGCGGCGTGGGAGGTGTTCGAGGACGTGCATTGCTGGTCGCGCCCCGCCAACGGCTCAAAGCGGGAAGTGAAGAAGATCGCCGGCCAGGTCGTGACGGCGGTTCTCGGCATCACGTCGATCGCCGGCTTCACGCTCGTCTCGATCGAGCATCAGACCACGCGCGTGTTTCGCGATCCCGACGGCCTGACAGAACACGCCGTCGTCAGCTTCCGGGCGTTGATAGACCCGGCCTAACCCGGCCCGGACGGGCGCAACCATAGGAGAACCACCATGACCGCTGTGCCTCGCGTTACGGGGTCGAAGCTGCTCGTCCAGATCGGCGACGGCGCATCGCCCGAACAGTTCGACCATGACTGCCTGATCAACACCCAGCGCGGTATCCAGTTTCAGACCGACACGAACGAATTCATCATGCCGGACTGCAGCAATCCGGAGGATCCGGCGTGGAAGTCGGTCACCAAGGATGGCCTGTCGGCGCAGATCACGGGCGCCGGCATGCTCTACACCGCTTCCGTCTCGGACTGGTGGGACTGGTTCAAGGGCGACATCGGCAAGAACGTCCGCTTCAATCTCAATGTCGGGGCGCCGGCCGGCGGCGGCTATTGGGAAGGTTCGTTCAAGCTGACCAATTTCGAGGTCACCTCGGATGGAAACAAGGCGCAGTCGACGGCCAACGTGACGCTTGTGTCCGATGGTGTGGTCAACTGGGTGCCGGCCGCCTAATGAGTCGTCACGCCGCGATAGATATGCCGTGGGCGGATGGGTTCTACACCTTCCGCCTCGGCCTCGATCAGCTCGAAGAGCTTGAGGAAAAGCGCGACGCCTCGATCTTCACCCTGTATCGCCGGCTGTCGCCACAGGTCAGGGACGCACGTAGCGCGGACATCAAGGAAGTGCTCCGCATAGGTCTGATCGGCGGCGGCATGAAGCCGGTCGAGGCGATGCTGCTTGTCCGCCGCTACGTCGACGAGCGGCCGATGGATGAGAGCCGCGACGCCGCTTATGCGGTCGTGCTTGCGGCGCTGTCGCGGGTGCGCACGGAGGATCCGCCAAAGGGGGAAGGTCAAGCGGCGAAGACAGAAGGCTCGACTTCGCCGCCATCCGTGGAGCCGCCGCAAACATCGGCATCGCCGACATCATGAGCCTGTCGCTCGGTGAGTGGGCGGCGATCGTTACGCAATGGAACCGCTCGCGCGGCGCGGCGCCGGAGCCGCCATCCGTCGAGGAATTCGAGGCGGCTATTGCTGCTTCAAGAGGCGTTTTTCGTCCTTCGTGACCCATCCGCGCGTCCGCGCAGCGCATGATGGGCACAGCCACGGGCCATTTCCGAAGAGGCCCAGGAGCAACCAGACCGGCAACCACAGGCCGCATGTAATCACCGACAACAGCAGATGCAGGACATGGTTCGGCGTCTGCCGTTCGGCAATGACCGCTTTCTTCTCCTGCGGGCAATAGTGCCTGGCTTTTTGAATCCCCATGCGAGTCCCCCACCATGGCCATCGAAATTGAGCGCCTTATCGCGACGCTCGAAGCGAACTTCAACAAGTATGACCGGGCGCTTAACAAGGCGCTCGGCAATACGAACACGACTTTTACGCGGATCGAGCAGCGCGGCAAGCAGCTTGAAACGCGGCTGTCCAATCTTGGCGGCAGCACGGGCAAGCTTTTTGCCGGCTTCGCCGCGGGTGTTTCGCTGCAGGGTGCGCAACAGCTCATCGACAGCGCCATCCGGATTCAGAACGCGCTGAAGGTAGCCGGCCTCGAAGGCAAAGACCTGACCAAGGTCTACGATGCGTTGTTCGAAAGCGCGCAGCGCAACGCCGCGCCGCTGGAATCGCTGGTCACCCTTTATGGCCGGGCTGCCCAGCAGCAGAAGGAACTCGGCGTTTCCTCCGCCGACCTGTTGAAGTTCACCGACAACGTGGCGGTATCGCTGCGCGTCGCCGGTAGCAGTGCCGGCGAGGCGCAGGGTGCGCTGTTGCAGCTCGGCCAGTTGCTCGGTTCCGGCACCGTCCATGCGGAAGAATTCAACAGCGTGCTCGAAGGCGTGCCGACGATCGTCCAAGCAGCGGCGCGCGGCATCAAGGAGGCCAACGGCAGCGTCGCCGAACTCAAGCAGTTGGTGATTTCCGGCAAGGTGTCCTCGAAGGCGTTCTTTGACGGCTTCGAGGCCGGCGCCGTGTCGTTGCAGGCAAAGGTCGCCACGGCTGAAACGACCATCTCCGGCGGCTTTGTCCGTCTCTACAACGTTCTCACCGACGTCGCGAAAAACTTCAATGAGAACGCCAAGGCCGCCGATCTGATGAGCGGCTTCCTCGACGAACTCGGCGCGGCGGCGCGGGAATTGGGGAACGATCTCTCCAATGCCGCGCCGTTGCTCAAGGAATTCGGCGACTATCTGAACGCCATCAACGGATGGGCCGAAGGGCTCGGCAAGAAGATCGGCGAGGCGACCGGCCTCGACCAGGTCGCGCCGGCCATCAACAATGCGCTGAGCAACGTGAACACCGATCCTGCCGAGGCCAAGATTACCGAGTTGCAGAAGACGGTCACGGCCCTGCAGGACGCCATAAAGTTCAACACGGAAATGGGCATCGACACGTCCACCGTGCAGGGCCAGCTCGACCAGGTGCTCGCCAAGATCGCCGCGATCAAGGCCGGCGCGGCGGTGCCGCTTCCGAACCAGAGCGACCAGAGCGTCGCCGCTGCCATCAATGGCATGGTGCCTTTCAATCCGTTGTCGCCGATCAGCACGCCGGAAACTGTCAAGCCGGTATCGCTCGCCGACTATCCGGTGACCGGCACAAAGAAGAAAGGCGGCTCGCACGGTATCAAGAAGACCGCCGACGATGCCTTCGAGGAAGACTTGCAGTCGATCCGCGATCGCACGGCTGCGCTGAAGGAAGAGCACGACGCGCTTGGGCTCACCTACGAAGAGCAGCAGAAACGCAAGGTCGCGCTCGATCTTGAGCAGCAGGCGCTGAAGGATGTTCGCGAGGCCGCTCGCAAGAAAGGCGATACGGATTGGCAGAACATCCAGTTGTCGGAACAGCAGAAAGCCGCGATCGACAAGGTGGCCGACGCCTACGCCAAGCAGGCCGACGAGCTACGCAAGGCGCAGGACATGATGGACCTGCAGCGCGACGTGCTGAAGGGCGCGTTCGATGATCTCCGCGGCGCCCTCGACGATGGCAAGCTCGACTGGCAGGATCTCGGCAACATTGCGTTGAACGCGCTCGACAAGATCATCGACAAGATCGAGAACGACCTGATCGACGCCATCCTGCAGGCGAACAGCACGGCCGGAGGCGGCGGTGGCATCTTCGGCAGCCTGCTCGGCGTTCTCGGGCTCGGCGGCGGAAGTGATCCCGGCATCATCTCGGCGCTCGGCCTGCGCGCTGCCGGTGGCCCGGTGCAGGCGGGCAAGCCTTATATCGTCGGCGAGAAGCGGCCGGAACTCTTCGTGCCGAACCAGTCAGGCACCATCCTGCCCTCGGTGCCGACTGTTCAACCGGGCGATACCACTGCTGGCGGCGCCACGATCAGCCCTGTCTTCGCGCCGCAGATCAGCATGAACGGTAATGGCGACACCGAGGCTGTGATTGCTGAGATGCGCAAGTTCCTCGACCGGGAATTCCTGCCGCGCACGCTGAAGGCGCTGCGCCAGGCAAAGACGCTCGGGATGAGCGTGTCCTGATGGCGATCGCCCTGCCCGCTGTCGGCTTCCAGCACGCCTTTCCGCAACTGGTCGAATCGGTGTCCGTCTCGCGCTCGGGCACCAAGGCCATGGCGTTCGTCGAATATGCCGACGCATATTGGTCGATCCAGATGCGCACCAAGCCGCTCAAGGCCTCGGAACGGCTTCTCGTCGAAGCCTTCAAGGATGCCTGCCGCGGCGGACTCACGACGGTGCTTTATACGCCGAAGCACATGTGCGTGCCGAGCGCCTATTGGGGTGATGCCGGCAACGCTGCGCTCGCCAATGCCGGCAACCTGGTGTCCATCACCGGCAACCAGCTTGTGATCAACAGCGTCGACAATGGCTTGACGCTCGGCCCGGGCGACCTGATCTCGGCCACATCAGGCGATTACAACGCGCTGTTCCGCATCCAGTCGGGCGGCGTCGCCGCCGGCAACGCCATCACCGTCACGGTCGAGCCGGCCGTGCCCGCCTACATCACGGCCGGCGCGACAATCGCCTTCAAGAGCCCTGTCGCCAACATGCGGCTGATGCCGGGCTCCTTCTCCATTCCGGACGAGCCGAAGCCGGTCGCGACCTTCACGCTGGTGGAAATCCCGAAATGAGCTTCCCGACGCGCCTGCAAGAGGTGTTGAGCGAAGGCCGCGCGGTCGTTCGTTCCGGCATCAAGATCGCCTGCACGACCGGAACCTACGGCTTCTGGAACGGCAAGGGCGACATCACGATCGATGGCCTGGTCTACTGGCCGAACACGCTTATCACCGTGTCCGAGCCGGTCTATGGGCTTGGCACCGCCGCTTCCACCTTCACGGTCGAGCTCGTCGCAAAGCGCGATTCCGGGCTGACGCCTGACAAGCTGCTTTTGATCGAGCAGGAGGGCTACAAGGATGCGCCGATCACCGGTTTCGACTTCTACTTCGATCCGGACGATCGCTCGTTCCTGCATGCGGAGCCCGGGCCTTACGGCTTCATCGACACGATCGACCATTCGCGTGAGAACGGCGAGAAGAAGCTGATCGCCAATGTGCGCTCCGGCGCCATCGCCAATCACCGGGACGGCTACCGCACGGCGAGCCACGAGGATCAGCAGCTCGTCTCGCCCGGCGACATGTTCTTCCAGTACGCCTCGACCGTGAAGCACGAAGTCTTCGACATCAAATTCGATTGAGCCGCATCATGCTTGAACTCATCCGGCTTCCCGATTGGGACCGCCGCCTTGCGCGCCTGGCTTCGTCGATCGGCGTCGAGCCCGGAATTTGGGGCCAGACCGACTGCCTGATGACGGCAGCCGCCGGCATCGAGGCCGTCACGGGCGTCGACATCATGCAGCCGTGGCGCGGACGCTACAAAAGCGAGGCTGGTGCTGCGCGCCTGATGCGCAAGGAAGGCTGCGAGACCGTCGAGGACGTACTCGGCGCCTTCTTCGGCCTGCCGCAGGTCGGCCGGCTGCTGGCCATGCGTGGCGATGTCGGCGTCGTCGAAAGCGACGGGCAGCTCTGTTGCGGATTCCTCTGCGATCGCGGCTTCCTGGTGAAGACCGGGACCGGCCGGCTGCTGTTGCCGCAAACGGCGATCAAGACCGCGTTCAAGGTCGGCTGACGGATGTCGTTCCTCGTCCCGATCTTCACGGCGGTCGCTTCCGCCGTCAGCGGCGTGGCAAGCTGGTTCGGCGGCTCGGCCATCCTGTCGGGCCTCGCCCGCTTCGGCCTCGGCCTCGCGGCCAAATATGCGCTCGGCGCGGTCCTCGGCAACCAGCAGAAGGCGCAGGCGCAGGCTTCGCAGCTCGACACGACCTATGGCGAGGATCTTGCCCGCACGGTCGCGCTCGGCAAGGTCGGCACGGCCGGGCAACTCACCTATCGCAATGCCTATGGTTCGGGCAACCGTACGGTGCAGGACGTCTATATCCTCTCGCATTTCCGCGTCAACGCGATCACGCGCGTGCGCTACAAGGGCGAGTGGAAGACGCTTGGCGGGGTCGAGGATGCGACCAGGGGTTTCCGCATCCAGGACATCGATTCCGAAATCTGGGTGAAGTTCTACAAGGGCACGATGACCCAGACGGCCGATTCCGGCCTGATCGCGAAAGCCAATCCCGCCGGCCGCTGGACGGTCGATCATCGCGGCGCAGGCGTTTCTTATGCCGTCGTCACCAACAAGCTCAACCGCGAGCATCTGACCTCACCATGGGAAGCCTTCTTCGAGATCGAGGGCGCGCCGCTCTACGACTGGCGCAAGGACAGTTCGATCGGCGGCAGCGGCGCACATCGCTGGAACGACCAGGCGACATGGGAATTCTCGGAAAACCCGGTGCTGATGCAGTATGCGCTGGAACGCGGCTTCTTCAATGGCACCGAATTGATGGTCGGCAAGGGCGCGCCGGCCTCGCGCCTGCCGATCGCCGAATGGACGCTCGCCGCCAATGTCTGCGACGAGACGGTCGGCGTGACCGGCGCGCGCTATGCGGCCGGCGTCATCGCCGCGGCAGGATCCGGCGTCACGCATGACCAGAACATCCAGCCGCTGCTTGAAGCCTGCGCCGCGACGTGGGTCGACGACGCGACCGGCGAATATCCGATCGCGGGCGCGGCGCAATCGACGGTGCTGACCTTCACCGACGACGAGATCATGGTCGACGAGCCGTTCCGCTTCTCGGTCAAGCGCACCAAGTCGGAGTTGATCAACACACTGGCCGGCACCTACCTCGAGCCGGACAAATTCTATGAACAGACGCCGTTCTCCGTGCGCATCGACGCCGTGGCGCTGGCCGAGGACGGCGAGCGTCTTGCCGTGTCGGTGCCTTATGGCGCGGTCAACCGCTCTGCGGTGGCCGACCGCCTGGCCGACATCGCCTTCAAGGCCAGCCGCTACCAGGGCAATGGCGAAATCTGCATCCATCCGATGTTTCTCGCCGAAGCCAGGCCCGGCCGCTGGGTCGAGTGGGATTCTGCGGAATACGGCAACCGTTTTTTCCAGATCGTGGAAAAGCGGCTCGGCCCGTTCGGCGACAAGGCGGCGCGCAACATCTACCTGACCTTGCAGGAAGTCGGCGACGGCATCTTCGATGGCACGGACTATACGACGATCCCGACCGACCCGGTGTTGCCGGGCGCGCCCGACTATGCCGTTGCGGCGGCCAACTTCAAGGCGGTCGGCGTGCAGCTCAAGGTCGCCGACACGACCGATCGCAAGGCCGCGATCCGCTTCTCATGGGATGCATTCGAGGACGTCACGGTCACCGCCGTTGACGTCGAATACCGGCCTGAGGCGGTGCTGATCACCGTATCGATCGCGGACCCTGCGGTCATCACCTGGCCGAACCATAGCTTGGAAGCCGGTGACATCTTCTATCTCGCCACGACCGGCGCGCTGCCGACCGGCCTGCCGGCCGATACGCCGCTTTATGTGAAGACCGTTCTCGGCGCGGCGCAGTTCACCGCCTCGCTGACGCCCGACGGCAATGCGATCGCGACGTCGGGCGCGCAATCGGGCATCCAGAGCGGCTATGTCGACTCGATCGTCAAGCGGGCTGAACAGCCGCTGCAGGTGCTGACCGTCACCGAAGGCGTGTTGCCGTCGAAGACCTATCTCTACCGCCACCGCATCATCACCTCGCCGCCGCGCGCGACCTTCTTCACCGATTGGGCGGAAGTCTCGACGCCGGCCGACGTGTTCGACGTCTCGGTCGGCCTGGCGCAGCAGCAGGAAGACGTCATCAACTTCCTGAAAAGCCTATCCGCCGGCCTGCAGGAAGCGCGCGACCGGCTGGCGCAGCTCGCCGCCTCGGCGATCGACGCCGCCGGCCGCCAGGCAAAGGATCAATCGGTCGCGGTACGGTTCAAGAACGCGACCGCGTCGGCGCTGACGGAGATCGACGCCTCGATCACCGAGATCAACGGCGAGCTTGTCGCGCAGGCCTCGGCGCTGACCGAAGTGCAGGCCTCGGTCGGGCTGGTCTCCGCCGACGGCCTTTTCCAGATCGTGGCGCAGGCCGGCAGCGGCGACGTCGTCTCGCGCATGGTGGCGCAGGTCCGCGCCACGCTCGGCGATGACTGGGTCGATGCGGGATGGGTGATGGAAGCCGGCTTCACGGGCGGCAATCCGCTGGCGCCGTTCTCGAATTTCATCATCAACGCCGCAAAGTTCGTCGTCACTGACGGCACCGACAGCGGAACACCGCTCACCTTCGAGGACGGCGAGCTGAAGCTGCTGGTCGCCCGCGTCGCCACGATCTATGCCGGCGTGCTTCAGAGTGCCGACAGCGCGATGCAGCTCGACTTGAACAACAAGTTCTTCTCGATCGGGGTGCCCTGATGTCGAAGCTCGGCTTTGGTCTCACGGCCGGTGACATCCCTGCGCTACGCATCTCGTTCGACAATGCGACCGACCTGGTCAATGAACCGGCATCAAACGCTGGCAAGTTCCAGTTCGACAGCCTCAACGGCGCAAAGCTAAGCTACGTCTACGATATCGTTCAGAACAGTTACGATAGTCGTTATCGGACTGGCGGTTGGAGTAGTGGCAACTATTGGTTCTTCACGACTTATGGTTGGGAAAGTCCTTACAATTCATCAAACATAGCACCAACCGCCAAGGCTCTTATTTTCTGGAATACTAGCGGTTCCGGCACGCAAGAAAAATATATGCATAAAGAATGGTGGGGATTTGGCTATCTGCCGATTTATGAATGGCGGCTGATCGATCCTAGTTTGGCCGCTAATACGTTTACGGGCGCAATCGTTGACTATTCGCAATTCCTATCAACACTCGGCTTTGTTGACAGTTACGCGGGTTACCAAAGCCGAGCGCTCGGCTATATCAATCAAAATTTGTATGGCAGCAATAGTTCGCGCGAAGCATATAAAATCACCACGAAAACCGCAACGCCGAACACGACATTTCAATATCTTACAACCGTGTTTCAACTTCCGGCGCGAGACGATGCATTGCCGGATTTCTCTGATACGCCTGTCAGCGGTCAAGGGGTTCTTTTGATCAATCCGACGACCGCACGCCTTGCTTTGCCGGGTCGAACCGTTGCCGATAGTGATCCCAATCACTACGTCTTTCACGAAGATAAAATACCCGCCAAGATCATGGCGGCAGGTGACATCAATATCGCGGCGTCCGGGACAGCGGACATTGCGTGTCCATTGCCGCTTACGCCGTATACTTACATGGACTTTATGATCAGGCGGCAGTCGGACGCAAATTTCTGGAACCCGCCCTTTTACGACAGTATCGCCTCAAACAAGTCACTTCAATTCACCTATTTTATCGATGTTGCGAACCAGAAAGTCACCATCACCAATCTGAAAGCCACGGCGATAACGATCCGCTACATCATCTTTGCCGACAGCGAGGATGCGCCGACGACAGGTGGCAAGAAGGTGCTTTACCGCGGCAACGACGGCACGCGCGATTTCGTCCAGATCAAGCGACCCGGATCATCTGACCTGGCGCCGAACCTCAACGACATCATCGTGGATACGAGGCTTGCCTATGTTCCGATCCTCGCGCAGGGCTTCTTAAGTTGGAGCACGGATTTCCCCACGGTCATTACCGGAAGCGATCGATTCAAAGGCGAGCGAATGGCGACGATTGCGGTCAACAACCCGTCGCCATCACTGAAACTTTTCGCCAAGCAAACAGTCGTGTTCCCGTCGAACACGGATATCATATCGGTGCAGAATAGCTTTCATAGAGTATTCACCGACGCAGGTGGAACGTGGACCGGTCGCAGTAGTGGGCATAGCTCTTGGGCCATGATCTACAGCGACGAAAGCGCCGTCGATTTCTACATGGCAGGCGCAAATCCGATTTCCTATCAGAACGACGGCGCGCACTTCGCCCAATATTGGGACGGCTCGTTGCACCGGACCGATGCGCTCGGCCTCCGCTATTACATCTTCGGCATCCCCCAGAGCCTTTAGGGAAAGTCCATGACCTCGATCTATTCGACCGGCACGGTCTCCGTGACGAATGGCAACGCCGTGGTGACAGGATCCGGCACAGCATGGGATGTTGCCGGGGTCGGCGGCGGCATGTTCTCCAGCGCTGGCGTGGCCGTTCCGATCCTTTCGGTCGAAGGCAACACCTCCCTCACGCTCGCCTACCCATGGCCGGGCGCCGACGCTGCGGGGTCTCTATACGCGATCCAGCGCGATCATTCCGACGCGGCAAGCGTTGTTGATCTCTATGACCGGTTCTCGCGTGTGCTGGTGACGCTCTCGTTGATCGGGATTCATCCGAACGATTCCGGCACGATCGCCAAGCGGGACGCGCTGACCCTGACGGTCGACGACGAGGGCTTCTTCTTCGCCCATGTCGAAATCGGCTACGACATCACGATCTACCGCTGGACGGGAACGGCGTGGGAAGGGCCCTTCGATACCAAGGGCGCGGATGGCTTGCCAGGCGTCGGCGCGGGCGGATACGGCCTTCCCGCTGGCGGCACGACCGGACAATTCTTGCGTAAAGCGAGCGGCACCGACGGAGACACTGGCTGGGCAACTGTCGTCAGTCGCGAAAAACTCACGACGGATAGGATCTATTACGTCCGCTTGGATGGCAGCGATAGCAACGACGGCAAGACCAACACTGCTGGGGGAGCGTTCCTAACTCGGCAGAAGGCCATCGACGTCGTTACCGATACACTGGACATGGCGGGGTTCAACGTCACGATCCAGTGCGCGAACGGCATCTATACTGACACATTTATCATGTCGCGGCAGGCTGTAGGTGGTATCCCGTCGATCCAGGGCGACGTGGTGACGCCCTCCAATGTCCTGATCTCCACGAACGGCGTTGACTGCTTTCTAGTCCAGAACCGGGCGCAACTTACGGTCAAGGGGTTCAAGGGAACGACCGTGACGGACGGCTATGTGCTGCGCGCATTCCATGGTGGCCGTATCTACTTCGAGAGCATGGACTTCGGATCTGTCGCGGCAGGCGCCGGGTCGCACATCGGCGGCGACTATTTCGGCGAGTGCATCGCCACCGGGGACTACACAATTTCCGGCGGCGCGGTCTACCACGTCCATTGCAACTATTTTGGCGGGTATGACGCCGTTGCCAGGACGATTACCCTGACAGGCACTCCTGCGTTCTCGGCCGGCTTTGTGGGCAACCGGGAAGCAAGCGTCGTTTTCCAGAACTGCACGTTCTCGGGGTCGGCTACAGGCAAGCGGTTCGTCGTTCATCGCAATGGCATGATCGATACGCTCAACGCTGGTCTTACGGCCCTTCCGGGCGACGTGGCTGGAGATATCCTCTCCGGTGCCGTCTACGATACTTACCAGAGCGAGCTTTTCGTCGGTCCTGGCTCGTTCACCGCCAGCACAGCGCACATCTACACAGCCGCCATCCAAGGCCTAGTGATCACGGGCGGAGTCGGCTCGTCTACTGATGTGGCGTTTTTCTCGGCCGCCGGCTTCGAACTGATGGGCAACCCTACCGGGACTGCAAACTTACAGTTTTCATCAGGTGGCGTTGGCTCGCTCGGGTTTTGCACGACGCCGCTGAGCACCTCCTGGTCGGCGTTCAAGGCTGGCACCGCAGCGAAATCGGTCCAGAATTGGGCGTCTGGCGCGCTGAAGACCAGCGTGGCAGCCGGCGATTGGGACTATGACGGCAAGGCCCTGTATTTCGCCGTAGCGGCTTCGTCGCGCGGTGTTGTGGCGGCTAAGCAGATCGCCACGGTGCAAGGCTCTACGGTTGCCCTGTCCAACTCCAGCACATCCGCGCAGAACATCTTCGCAGCGGCAAACGACACGCTGGCGGTGGCCGCCGCCACGACATATCGCTTCCGGGCGCAGTTGAAGTTCAACACCGGAGCGACGTCGCACTTCACGTCGTTTGGCCTGGGCGGGACTGCGACGTTCACGTCGATCAGCTACGTCTCGACGTCAATAGCGGCGGCTGCCAATACCTTTGCGACGCCGGCTCAACGACGTGTCGAAACCGCCGCCGCGAGTGCTGTTACGGGCGCGACGACGGCGGTGACGACCGATGTCGTCATCGAGGGCATCATGCGGATCAATGCTGCTGGCACGATCATCCCGCAGATCACATTTTCGGCGGGGCCGACCGGAACGTGCGAAACGGCGTTGGACAGCTATTTCGAACTGGAGCCGATCGGGTTGAACACTGTGGCCGCAGTCGGCAATTGGGCCTGATCACCAGACGTGGCTATCGTCATCATCATCCTCTTTATTGTGCTTGGCCGTTGTCATTTTACGACGTCTTGCCCAGTCGTTCTTAAGGATGACCACCGCGGCAGCCACCATCATGGCAAGCAATATCTTGGCTATGAATGGAGACATATGTCCACCTGTCAGGGCTTCAGAGTTGAGATACTGGACTAGGATCGGGTGAAGGCTTGACTGCTGCAATCAGGCGCCGAGCCTTCTCCCCGATGGCCATGCTGGGATTTTCGACAACGAGATGAGTAACCCATGCCAGAGCGATGGCAACGATGATCGAGCTTACGCTGTAGACGACAAAAGATAGGTAGGGATTGAGTTCAATCGATCTCGCACCCAGTCTCACCACGATCAGCGCCCCAGCAATGTGAAGCAGGTAAAACGGATAGCTGATGCGCCCGAGGAAGTGCGCGAAACTGTTCGACGTCAGCCACATCGAGTTGCGAGCGACATAGGCGACCACGAGGAAGGCGCCACCCATCTGCCCGCAGCGCATGGCGAAGCCGGCTCCTAGTACAAAATCGGCGGTCATGAGGGCGAGCAGCCCGAGAACGGCGGTGACGCGGCCGACGACGGTGGCAGGCAAGTCATCGATGATCGCGCCGAGCGCGAAAGCGCTTAGAAAAAGCTGTATCGGGCGATGGTCGAAATAGGACACCAGGGCTGTCGCTGCCAGCATGCCGAGGAACAGGGCCGGATGGATACGCCTGCCGGTCATGGCAACATAAACCCACAAGCTGCCCCAGACCTCGATTTGCAGGGTCCAGAGCACGCCATTTAGACTTGTATCGTAGAGGATTGCCGCTCCTGCGATCCGCGCCCACGTGCTCGATGGCGTTAGAAAGCCGATGATGAGCGCCGAGGCGATCGCAACGGGCAAGAGTCGGAAAGCCCGCCGTATCACATACGCAGCCAAGCCATCATCTCGACGCCGAAGCGAACGCGAGAGCACCAAGCCCGAGAGCACGAAAAATACAATGACCGCGGCGTCGGCATGGAAGACGATATGCAGGAGGCGAAAGACGGCATCCTGCAGGCTAGTACCCGGAGCGGTCGCAAGTGTCATTCGGAGGGCGGGGCCGGTACCTTCGATGGCGGTGGCGCAATGGCCTATTGCCACGCTCAGCGCTGCAAGACCGCGTAGGCCGTCCAGATCGTAATTTCGAAGTGCCGCCATGTCGTGTCGCAATAGCACGCGGCCAGCTTTGCTCACAACCTCCACCTTCACCCCCACAACCACAAAGAGGATAAACCATGGACAAGACCGTACCCTCGGGCGCGGCGATGCTGCTTGCCTTCATCGGCGGCATCGAGGCGCCGCACGGCTTCGACACCGTGTATGGCAACAACCAGGCCAAGCTGCCGAAGCCGCTGACCTCGATGACGATCGACGAGGTGATCGCGGCCGGGCCGCGCTGGACGAAATCGTTCGGCAGCTCGGCCGCCGGCTTCCTGCAGTTCATGCGCGCCACGCTGCTGCGCCTGAAGAAGAAGCTCGGCCTCACCGGCAAGGAACTGCTCGACGGGCCGATGCAGATGGCGCTCGGCTATGAGCTGCTGAAGGAACGCGGCTTTGCCGAGTTCCTGGCGGGCACGAAGTCGCGCATGTCGTTCGGCCTTGGCCTGGCGCAGGAATGGGCTTCCTTCCCTGTGCTGACACCGACCGTAAAGGGCACGGGCAAGGCCGCGCGCACGCTGAAGCGCGGCCAGAGCTATTATGCCGGCGACGGCTTGAACAAGGCCCTGGTCGCGCCGGACAAGGTCGAGGCGATGCTTGACAAGGTGAAGGCATCGGCCGCTCCGCGGGCCGCGCCTCTGCCGGCGCCGGCCGCTGTCGACCTGATCGTGTCCGCGCCGGACAAGGCGACGGTCGAGCGCGTGCAGCAGCAGCTCAAGGATCTCGGCTACACCGAGGTCGGCGGTGTCGACGGCAAGATCGGCGCGATGACGGCGACGGCCATCCGCGCCTTCCGCGCCGACAATGGCCTGCCGGCCGGCGACGGCATCGACGACGACATGCTGCTTGCCCTACAAAAGGCCAAGCCCCGCGCCATCGCGCCGGAGCGCGCCAATGCCGCGCCGGACGTCGTGCGCGACAAGGTGCCTGAGGTCAAGGCGAACTGGCTGACGAAGGTCGGCGGCTATGTCGTCGGCATTCCCGCCGCCGTCGGCGCTGGTGTCAAGGGCGCGCTCGACAACATCCCGGTCGCCAAGGACTACATCGACCCGCTCACCTCGATCGCCAGCGACGTGCCCGGCTGGGTGTGGCTGGCCGGCGTCGCCGGCGTTGCCGGCGTCCTGGTGCTGATCTCGCGCCACGGCGAGGCCAAGGGCGTCGAGGCGTTCCAGACCGGGGCGCGACGCTAATGCAACCGATCCTCGAGGCGCTGATCGAAAAGGCGTTGCCGGCTGTCGCCGGCTTCCTGGTCGGCGTTGCAGCCGGCATCGGCTTGATGTGGTGGGTGTTCCTGTGAGCGCCGCCATCACGCTCATCGCAGGCCTCGTCGGCGGCAACAGGCTGCTCGCCGGCATCATCGCCTGGGCCGTCATCGCGCTCGCCACCTCGGGCGCGGTGTTCGGCGTCTACGAACTGATCAAGCACCAGGGCGCCGACGAGGTCCGCGCCCAAATCGACAAGGAGAATCAGGATGCCGTCAACAAGGGCATTGAGGCCAGCCGTTCTTTTCGCAACTGCAACGATGCTGGCGGGCTGTGGGACTTCCGGCGTCAACGGTGTTCCCGCGCTGCGCTCGGCCATCGGTAGCAGCCTTGCCGGCGCGCAGGGCAAGACGCTCGTCGACCAGAACAAGATCGACGAGACAATGGCCTCGGGCTGCGCGGTGAAGTTCTATACGCCGGCCGAATGCGACCGGCACACCAAGGCCAGCGCCGAGCGGCGCGGCGAACTGAAATCCTAGCAGTGCATTTTCTTGAAGGGCGGGACAGTGGCCGAGGAAACCGATATGCCGAACGCTTCACAGAAGATCGCGGAAAACGTCTTGCTGCTGGCGATTGCCCGCGTCTCGATGGCGCTGGCGCTGCCGACAATCGGCCTGCTCTTCTGGCTCTATTCGCAGTGGCAGGACACGCGCCTGGTCACAATGCAAGGACAGATCGCCGAAGCGCAGCAATCGGCTTCCGAAGCATCGTCCAAGGTCACTAAGGTCTCCGAGCGACTTTATGTCGTCGAGACGAAACAGACGCAGGATGCGGCGTCGAGCGAGAAATTCCAGAGCGCGACACTCACCCGGCTCGACCGCGTGCAGGACAGCATTGTCGGCCTGTCGAATGCCGTAGCTGCCCTAACGGCCACGCTTCAGGGTGTGGTCGAGGAGCGCAAGGCAAAGCCTCCCTGAAATCCGCGCCAGGCGGATCCTGGCACAGATGGAGAAAAACCTCCCCCATGACCACGACCATCAAAGTGAACACCAACGGCAATTACGTCTCGACCATCAAGATCAACGGCGAGGATGGGGGCACCGTCGGTCCCGGCTTCTCGGCTGAAAAGTCCTTTGGCCTGCCGCACAACAATGGCGGTCCCTCTGTGTTCGAGGTATTCGAGCGCCAGGCCACGGCCGAGGAGATCGAGGCGGCAAAGACCGCTGGCTAACGTCTTTTCGCGTTCATCATGGGCCGGCTGGTCGCGCAGCCGGCCTTTTTTGTTTCAGGTCGGCTCGTCGATCGGGGGCTTGTAGGCGCTCACCAGGCGAAGCTTGTCGACGTCGACCGTGACCGGAAAGCCGACATTCACCGTCACGCGGTTGCCATCGATGTGGCGGACGTCGCCGACGAGTTCCCAACGGTCGCCTTTCTTCACCCTCGATGTTCTGTCCCGGATGGAATACGGGAAATTGTAAGATGGGATCGAGAGGCTGATGCGATCTTCCGTGACGCGTCCGCGCACGGTCGCCACTATCGCGACCTCGTCGCCGATGTTGATGCCTACCGCCATACTGGCGATTCTGGCGCGCCCTCGTTCTTCGTCAAGAGGCTGCTTATATTCGCCTCTTGACGACGATCGGAACAAGTTCCTATTTCGTTCTCATGCCGGAAACATACGCGCCTAAGCGGAAGGACTATCCGCTGTCGAACCTGAACGATGGCCTGCGACTGGTGCGGGTGCGCTGCGGCTATTGCAAGCGCGGCCACAATTACTATCCCGACGACCTGATCCGCATCTTCGGCGATGTCGACGTCGATTCCCTCGCCTACCGCATGAAGTGCGAGAACGGCGCCGACCATGGGTTCCTTGCGGTCGAGGCCTTCGCGCCGACTGGCAAGGAAGCCGTCGGCCTGCGCATCCGCCGCCTGAAGGCGCTCAAGGTGCTGACGGTGCCAGTGTGGAAGGAAGGCTAGTTCTTTGTCTCGAACCCTCGATAAACTGCCGCCTATCGTGCCACATATCATGCCACAAAATTGTTGTGCGAACAGAATTCACGTTTATTTACAATGGCAAGCAATCCAGCCGGTGCTCTTCATCCGCACCATTTTTGACTGCCTGCAATTAACATAAACATCTGATATCGCTTCGCTTTTTGCATTGTTGAAAACGCGTCGTTGCTTTCTGCGGCGATATCGTGCCACAAATCATGCCACCTATCCTGTCGCAAGTGGCGTTTTTTGAGGTGCGGACGTGGGGCGAAATCGCAAGCAGGCAGACGACGAAAAAGACCCTGATCGCTACCTTGCAACCATCAACGGCTATTTCTGGTACAAGCGTCGCGTGCCGAAGCTTCTGGCGCATCTTGACGCACGCGCGCCGCAAATCCGCATGACGCTGAAGACGAAGGAAAGGACGCTCGCCAGGCGCAAGCGCGATCAGCTCGAGGCGGCCGATGACGTGCTTTGGGCCTCCTTCATCGTCGATGGCCAGAACGACCCGGCCCGGCTGCGCTATGATGCTGCCGTGCGTCGCGTCGAAGCGATGGATTTCACCTTCCACTCCTCGGCCGTGCTCGAACATGTCGCCGACTATGGCGATCTGCGTAGGCGTTTCCTGACCCTCAAAGAGGTCGGCGTCAGCAAAGACGCCGGCGGCGCCCTTCTCGGTGCTGTGAAAGTGCCCAAGACGACAGTGACAAAAGCCTTCGACATCTACTGCAACGAGATCGTCGCCGACGAACTGGTCGGCAAGAGCGAGGTGCAGAAGAAGCAGTGGAAGAAGGTCAAGCTGCGCGCGGTCAACAATTTCATCCGCATCGTCGGCATCGACAAGGCCATGGAAGACATCACGGTCGACGATGCCAAGAAGGTCTATCTCTACTGGCTCGGTCGGATCGCGCCGAAGAAAGGCGAGCCGAAGACGGCATCGGCGAATTCCGGCAACCGCGACCTCGGCAACATGCGCGTCCTCTTTGAGGCCTATTTCAAATATCAGGGCGACAAGGACCGGCCGAACCCGTTCGACGGCTTCGGCTTCAGCCAGAAGAACAAGCGCTCCCGGCCGCCGATTCCGACCGAATGGATCCGCGACGTCATCATGAAGGTCGGCGCGCTCGCCGGCATGAACGAGGAGGCGCGCGGCATCCTCTTGATCATGATCGAGACGGGCGCCCGGCCGAGCGAGATCTGCAACCTGGAACCGATGAACATCCGCTGGTCGGCGAAGGTGCCGCATCTGTCGTTCCAGCCGCGCGAGGATCCGGACGATCCGCGCGAACTCAAGACCGAATCGTCGCGGCGCCTGGTGCCGCTTGTCGGCGTCGCGCTTGCCGCGGCGGAGCGGCATAAGGCCGGCTTCCCGCGCTATCGCGACCGGGAAAACGACCTGTCGGATGCCATCAACAAGTTCCTCAAGGAAAACGGCCTGTTCCCGACCAAGGCGCACACCTTCTACTCGTTCCGCCATTCCTTCGAGGACCGCATGAAGGTTGGTGGCATCGACGTCGAGCTGCGCAAGATCTTGATGGGGCATACGATCGACCGTCCGAAATATGGCGAGGGCGGCGACCTGAAGTGGCGGCGCGAAGAGCTTATGAAGATAGCGCTGCCGTTCGATCAGTCGATCGTTTAGAAAGCCGCGCCCTCGCCTCGGCAAGGATCGCATCTGCTTCCCTGCGCTTCTTTAGCTCGAGCTGGACGCGGCGCCAGATCGGCAGATAGAGATCGGCGTCGCTGCCTGCCATGGACATAAGCTGAGCTGTGATGTCGAGATGCTCTTCGAGCTCCTCGACAGTCAGTGGCGGCAGTGGCCGCGTCGCCCAGGATTGGCGCGGCTTGCTTTTCATTCGACCGGACGCGAGTTCTCGTCGACTTCGACCGGCTTGCCGCCGCGAAGGCTGTACCAGGTGTCCGGCTTGATGCCGTCCCGGCCGGCGATGCCTGCCCAGACGTTGACGATATCGCCATTGGTCGAGCGCTCGGCCAGGAACAGCGCGCAACCGTCCTTGCCGCGCGCCCTTCCCTCAAAGCCGGATGCGGTGGCGGCGCCCTGGTAGCCGGATGCGGTGGCAGCGCCTCGCTTGCCGGATGCGGTGGCAGCGCCTCGCGTTCCCGATGCGGTGGCAGCGCCCTGCTCGCCCGACGCGGTGGCAGCGCCCTGCTCGCCCGACGCGGTGGCAGCGCCCTGCTCGCCCGACGCGGTGGCAGCGCCTCTCCATCCCGACGCGGTGGCAGCGCCTCGCGTTCCCGATGCGGTGGCAGCGCCTCGCGTTCCCGATGCGGTGGCAGCGCCCCAATCGCCGGATGCGGTGGCAGCGCCCTGGTAGCCGGATGCGGTGGCAGCGCCCTGATAGCCGGATGCGGTGGCAGCGCCCTGGTAGCCGGATGCGGTGGCAGCGCCTCGCCGTCCGGATGCGGTGGCAGCGCCCTGCTCGCCCGACGCGGTGGCAGCGCCTCCCGGTCCCGATGCGGTGGCAGCGCCCCAATCGCCGGATGCAGTGGCAGCGCCCTGGTAGCCGGATGCGGTGGCAGCGCCTCCGTAATCCTCGTTCTTGACCTGCTCGCTGTCGCCGGCCGTGTGGTCGCCCTCGACCAGCTTGGCGCGGTCGGTCACCCACTTGACG